CTGAAACATCTGCTTCGCAGATTCTGGGAGAATACATTCTTCAATAGTTTTGGGGCGATACTTCTCAACCCAAATAAAGTCACTCATAATCAAAAAAATTAGTTTGTTTCTTCAGTTCCTCTGGTAGTTCAGTTGACCAGACGAAATCAGAGTGCGTATCATCAATGTTTGGTTCAAACATCTCATCCACTTCAACCAAGTATAGCACACATGGAGTGTGAGTTGCTCTAGATTTTTCAATTGTTGGGAAAAAATAATTGGAAAATCCAATCGGTCTAAACTCAGAAAAATACCTTCCAATCTCTCGGGTTTGAACTCTTTCTGCAAGTTCTTGAATTGTTTCTTTGTATCTCAGTCTTCCACCAATAACCCAAAACACATCCTTTACAGGTTCTTCTGTTCTTTTAATTAGTAGGTGCTTGTCTTTACACTTGATCAAAAAGTCAACGCAAAAAATAGGCATTGATTTTATGATTTTTTGATACTCGTCCTCAGAAATAAACATTACTATATCCAGTCAGGTTTGCGTTGGGGCATACGAAGATAATTGTCTTTCACCCAAGGTTTGGATGCGATGTACATCTTGTATGCGTCAAAGGTAGAAATACTAGTATCAAACTTGTATTCCTCAGGCATTGCTCGTGCGAAAGGAGTAAGTTTTGACTTATGAAAAGGATCTATAGGAAAAAGTTTATCCGCATAAGAAAGAGTACTCAAACAAGAATGAATTTTTCCATATCTGTTAGAATATTCTTCACACAATGCTAACCCATGCAGAATTAACCACCGTGAATTCGCAACTGTTTCATTTGCCCAAATAGTACATGGATGATTACGAAAAGCACCTTTTTCTGTAGCATAGGGAGTTCCATCTGCTTTTGGAAGGGTGCCGTATCCATGACCCCATTTTTCAGAGGCAATGATAGAAAGCATCTGGCAGCATTCTAAGGGCATTTTTACAATGTGCTTATCAGGGAGTACTTGAGCACAGATAACTGGATCTAAATCAGTAACAAAAATGTTCATCGAATAAACTGCATAATGTAGTTAACACCCCATTCTAACTTGTCTGGAGCGATTTCAACAATGTGCTGTGACAGAAGTTTTTGTGCTTTTAGGATACGATCTTTTCCAAGAACATTGTACATGATGATTGAGATCCTCATGAACTCTTGAAAATCTTTATCATTACCATTTTTTGCTCCACTGACATAAAGGTCTCGGATTTCACCAAAAACTTCTTTTAGATCATCATCAAAGGTAATAACTTCTTTCCCTAGAGGAATTTCCATTCGTTTAATGCAACCCATACTAAACTTCATAGCTCGTCTAGTATCTTCTGCAGACAACGCATGTTCTGCATTGTCTCTGTATGCATATTGAATAATGCCGTTTGTACATTCCATCACACGGAGAACTGAAAGTTTTTCTTTCTGATCTTCGGTCAGATTTTCAAATGTTTTTTTCCAATCTCTCATAATGAAAGTTGTATAATTTTAGATGCGTCAATCGCAGAGAAAAATGCTTCTAAACCAACAATATCCCAGGTTTTAATTTTAATTGCAAATGGGAGCATCGCTAGGTTTCCAATAAGACGAATCCAACACCCCCAATAAACAGAAACATAAAGAATAAAGAAGTATCCAATAATCAAACAGATACTTCCCATAATACGTAATTGATTTGCGCTCATCCAAAAGTAGAATCGGGTTCCAAAGCAATATAATACTTCAGATTATACTTGGTGTTGGTAAATTGAGACAAAAGTTTAGAAGAGACCACAACGTCATAGGCACCAGGAATAATCTTGATGTTTTCTACCTTGAAGTTGAAGGTAAACTCTTGGTCAGTCTCACCAACAACAATCGCATATTCGTTAGAAGTATCATTCTTCTTATCACGAACAACTAGTTTCACAACACCTGCCTCGCCAATAGCAGAGAGATCGGGGAGTTGATAAACTGCTGCTGCTTTGACTAGTTTCTCCAAAGAAGCACTATCTAGTTGGAAGCACACATCTTGAGAGGGAAGTTGAATGTCTTTATCAGGAGGAGAGATAATAACATTAGGATCTGCAAAGAAATACTTTACACGACGCTTACCCTCTTTGATACTCAGATAGGAATCCTGTTGGAAATCAAGATCAGGATCCTGGTGCAGACTCAGACCATTCAGAAACTGGTTAAGATCATAAATTGCGAAGTCACGAGGAAACTCTTCAGTGATATCTGCCTCTGCAAGGATATTTTTTGCGACAGAAATAGTACGAAGACGATTTCCCTCTTTCACAAGAATCGAGTTATTGATACCTGCAAAGTTCTTCAGGATGGTCAGGGTGTTATCAGAGAGTTTCATATTCTTGGGTTTCAATTTCATTGATTGTAAGTTTCACGAATAGCGTTCTTATCATTGAAGTTCATCAAAAGAACGGCGTAATGAAGGATCTTCATAATATCACGACGGGCAGTGCCTTTCTTATCATAACGGGAAGCATACTTGAGGATATTGCTGCGACAGAATGCCTCACCATCTCCACAGGCTTCAATAAGATCAAGTGTCTGAATCTTATCGTCACCAGCAGAATAGTGCTGGTTGTAAGTACCACGGATGTACTCAAGAAGTTCTTTTACGATTTCTTCTTCGTTGTACTTCCAAGGAGTTGCAGGAGAATTAGGAATAATGTCTTCGTTCATAGATTCTCCTCTAACAGGAAGGTGTTGGTTTTCATCAATAAAGTTCAAATTTAAGATAGAGTCATTAATTGAATAAGAATATTCGTCCATAATAAAGGGGAGGCGGATTTTTACCTCCCCCAATTATATCAGAAAGTGTTAGGGGGGTCAAGTTCCTGACGATCCTGAGGCATTTGGAAGTCAGCATCCACCTTATCGTAGAGTTCCAAGAATGCTTGCTTAGTTTCATCATCAAAGCGATTCACACAAACTTGGATTGCCTTTGCCTTGTCTTGGAAGATGCTATATGCGCGGATGATGTGGACCAGGCGGCGGGTGCTGATGATCTCCTCAATACCACCGTCATAGAAAGTCTTACGGATGATATCTCCCCAGTCCACCAGACGCTTACAGAAGTCACGGTCTTCCACACCAAGGTCCAAAGCAATCCCTTCCAGAATCTTCTGCTCTGTTGTGGGAGAAGGATAAGACTGCTCGAAAGTCACAGGGAAACGCTCAAGGAATGCCTCATTGAGAACATTGGTGCCGATAAAGCGACCATCATCACTACCTTTACCTTTGGTATTAGCAGTAGCAATCACGTTGAAACCAGCAGTAGGTTTCACCCACTTACCAATTTTTTTCAGAAACACGCCCTTACCTTCAAGGATGGATTGGAGACAGAGGATTTTGTTAGAAGCAAGGTCAATTTCATCGAGTAGCAAGATTGCTCCTCGTTCGAGTGCTTCAATGACAGGTCCATTATGCCAAGCAGTGTTCCCATCCACAAGGCGAAAACCACCAATAAGATCGTCTTCATCAGTTTCAATAGTAATGTTTACACGGATCAATTCACGTCCAAGTTGAGCACACGCTTGCTCAACAGAGAACGTTTTACCATTACCAGAAAGACCCGTAATGAACGTAGGATAGAAAAGACGGGACTGAATAATCTTGCGAATATCGCTAAAGTTACCAAACTTGACGAAAGTATCATCTTTTTCTGGGATAAGATTTTGCTCAACAGAGGGAATTGCTGCAGGTGCCTTTACAACTTGCTCAAATTGTTCCCGTGCTTCTTGAATAGTCAGATTCCACTTACCGCGACCAGTTTTAAAATCAGTAAGTTTGTTGGTAACGGTCTGATAGTTGGAACCATTCATAGCACACCAGGCACGAATGTCGGCGGCAGTCACAGACTCTCCATACACTGCTTGAAGAGAAGTGCGGATGTAGTCAGCGGAGATGGTCATTGAGTCATTTGTTTGAACTGAAGTTATTATAATACTAAAAAAGGGGTCCGAAGACCCCCAGTGGACGGTTTGAAAAGTGTCTGATCACTCTTTTTCAGACTTTTCAACTGGTGCGGGTGTTGGTTTTTTTGCTTCATACTTTTTGGCGGGCGCTGCTGCTTTCACGGGAGCAGGGGCGGGGGTAGGAGCAGGTGCTGTACCATTAACTAAATTTGTAAATCTTCCCATTTTTCTAAAATTTGTTTTTAGTTATTTATCATGCAATAAGTTCTACAAACTCACCAAGAACTTTCTTATTCATCTTTTTATTACGAAGACTTTTCACAAAGGCAGACTTGATCTGAGTCTTAGTTGCATCATCAGCAACCTCAAAATCAGCATCCTGAGCAAGGGCATTAGCAGACAAACCAAAGTAAGTAGTATACCCAGAAGACTTAATAGAAAATGCTTTTTGCTTTCTCCAAGCAGTCATAGTTTTATCAAAAGTTTCTCCATAGTATCCACAATAACGACGAATGAATGATCCAGCATCACGAGATTCAAGAACACGAATACCAATGAAATTAATATCCTTGAAGGTATCTTTCAGATTGCGAAGGAGAATATCAGTAAATTCATACCACTCACAATTACAAGAATAAGTATTTCCAGTTTTACGATCACGAATAAAGGCATTAGGACCAATGTGAGATGTTCCCATAAAAGGTTCATCCTCCCAGCGACGATGCACTTCACGATGATACTTGGGAGCACACGCTTCACCATCAGTCAGGACAACACATTGAACCTTTTGAAGTTTGTTCTCTTGCTTAAAGATAGGAAGAATCTGGTGAAGAGAGATCAATGCCTCATTCAAGGGAGTACCAGAAAGACCCATTCCAACAGGAACTCGAATAGAAGAATAGTGGTTGAAAGTAT